GAATCTCCTCCATAAGCTGTAAATCCATTTACACGTTTATAGCCTCCATCGGGATCTACTTCAAAATTTACAAGTGAAGTAGCAAATCCCGGCTGACCTAAAAGCTCTAAAGAGTTTAGATTAGTATTTAACCCGCCTTTACAGGATAAACCAAATGCTAAAGACATTAAATAAATACCACTCTATCATCTTTAAAATAAGAAGTGTTTGGGCCTAGTAGATTTTCTCTCATGCTTCTAAGTCCTTTTTTATAATCGTCTAAAGCAAACGCAGCAGACTGAGGATTTTCTTTAAACTGATGCATAAAATATCTAGCTTTTGCTAGTAGCGTAGTACTATAAACATCAGGAAATACAATCTCATCCGAATGAGCAGAAAGCTCTGTAGGTAAATCATAAGCAAAAAACCACACTTTATATACTTTGTCGGGTATTGGGCTTAATGCAAACTTACGTCCATCTTGACTTCTTATAACTGCATTAGGCTCACCACCCTGCGCTTGGTCAGCATCATCAGCATTTTCTTTAGTACGCCTAAAATCTTTCCAAGTATCCATAGTTATATAGCTAAGATTTTTAGATACATAAGGAACAGTTTCTCCCGAAACTCCAACTGTAGTGATATAAAAATTATCCCACTCAATAGCTCCATAGTCTGTTGTTAGACTGCTACTTGCTGGTTTTAGCTCATACCACCTTGTACCTGCCACAGTATCTACAGACACATTACCGTACATTGGGTCAGTAGCTCCACTTTCGGCTGTAGCTAAAAAAGGCCACTTAGGTTCTTCGGTTACAATATCTAAGTAAGCTCTATTTATACAGTCTTTAGCATGGGCCTGTATTCCAATAGCAGAACTAAAGTTAGCAGAAGTTAATACTACTTCATTTAACTCTCGCAATAATTCGTTTGAAAGCTGCAAAAAAGTTTTAGCCATTATTTTTTATGAACCTTTTGAATATCAAAGTTTGCAGACTTTGAAGATCCTGTATGTTTTTTATAACCATCTTTAGGATCTTTCATTAGTTTGTAAGATTTACCATTTTTCATCCAATGATAACCTTCAGGAGCTTGAACTTTCATGTTAGCAAGGCTTCGCAGTTTGCATTGCATTGGCTACAGAACCGCCTTTGCTATACTCTCTACGCGCAGCTTTGTTACCATCTTTTTTAACTTTACTACCGTGGCCGTATTCCATTCTTCCACCGCCCATCATTTTCTTTTTATTACCGTACATCATGTTATTTATCCTCTCGATGATTTACAGGATTATTAGGATTTCTAAAAATTTTGTCGTAGTTAGCATCAGCCTTTTTTTTATCTTCGTTTCTATAATATTTAGAACGAATTTTTATTTTACTATCAACATTAAATCTTAGGGGATTTTGTTCGCTTCCAATTTGAGGCACTTATAAACTCCATCAATTAAAAGGAAGGAGGGCTTTTTACAGCCCCCCAACCTAAACTCACTAGTCGATACCGTAGAAGGCAGATACCAGAGCTTCTGGACGCAGTACTTTGGCTCCATAAACATGAAGGCCACGTACAATATCACCAAAGCTGGAGGGATCACGAATCACTTCAGTATTAACGATAGTTTGAGCAGTACATGTAGAAGACATGTGACCAGCAATGCACTTACCTGCGGCATTAGTAGTCGAAGCAATGTTGTTGCTCTTGTACATATCAAATCCACGTAGCTTACCAGATGATACCAAACCATTACGGATTGAACCTTGACCTGCATTGAAATCAACGCTGATCAGCTTGGAAGAACTCTTCACTAGCTGCTCATAGAACTCTGGATTAGCAAGGAACCAACGACCCTCTTCAGGAACATTTTGCTCGTCAAGAAGACGGGCCATGTGTGAAAGAACGTCAATTGGATCATGTTCAGAAGAACCATAGCCAATGTCAAGATTACCCGTACCATCAAAAGTACCTTCAGCAAGATCAGTTGCGTTATCAGAACCTAAGATGTGGTTAGGTGTAGCTGCAGATACTCCTGCAAACATTGATGCAATTACGCCTTCATCGAAAGCATCACGCAAAGAATATGCTGCAGAAGAAGCAGCGACTTCACGGAAGTTTACGTGAGACATATTACTCTCAATATCATCTACGATGAACTTGAAAGCATTTGCTGTATCGACAACCAAGTTTACTTCTTGGTCGGTCAACTTAGTTTGCGTTACATCTGCACCACGTTCATACTGATAAACAGTAATAGTTGGTTCTTTGATGATTTTTACAGAATCTCCATAAGCACTAATCTCTCCTGCGTAATCTGTATTAGTAATAGCTTCTGCTACAGATGATTTGCGAAAGAAATTAAGTACTGACTTGCTATAAATAGCAGGAAGAAAGTACGAATTGGTTTGACCTGAAACAGAGTTACCAAAGTTACCATTGGTATCTGTACTCTGTTCAAAAAATTGATCGGATTGGTTATAAGCCATTTTTAATTACCTCAATAAAAGACAAATTATTTAGTCACTCGTCCTTCACTAATTGCTTGATTAATATCTTCTTCATATTTATCATAATCAGCTATGGACATTCGAGCGATTTCCCGTTCAGTCCAAATTTTAGGTTGTTTAGCATCCACAGATTTCGTTTTAGTTGAAACCATATCAGCCGCACTTCCTTGAGTTGTGGACTTCCTTTTGGTTGACTGAGTAGAATTAATTCCTTTTTCAAGCTTATACAAATCAATAGCTTTAACGGCTAATGAGGCATTATTAGGATTATTATAAATCCAATCTTGTATTTGATCAGGTTGTTCTTTAGCCCAATTATGAAAATTTTCATCACCACGTAAGTCTTCAAAGTCAGGATGTCTTTGACGCATCTCGGCTTCGGCTTCTTTCTTAGCGATATCAGCTTCACGTTGCTTCAGTGAAACCAACTCTTGGCGTATATCTGCCAATTGTTGTTCATTCTGAAGATGTGCTACAGATTCAACTGTGTCATACAAATCAGGATTTTTTTTCCTAAAAGTTTCTAGCTCTTCGGCAGACTTTGGAGTTTGATACTGGGGAGCATTTATTTGTGCTTCAGCCAACAGTTCATTCTCACGCTGCTTAAATTCAGAAACCTTTGTATCATAATGCTTCTTTAAATCATCATAGCGTTTCTTATAATTAACATCTTTAGCTGCATTACTAGGGGCTTCAGCTTCTTCGCTGGAGGTGGCCTTAGCTTCAGGTGGTTCAAAGAATAGTCCATCAGCACTTTTAGTTTGAGGAGCTTTCGCTTCTTTGTGCCAATCTTTCTTTGCATTATAAGGATTTGCTTCTTCTTCAATTCTTTCTGCTACAGTCATGTTACTTCTCCAAACGGGGCTTGTTGTCTACAAGGTAGCCTATCTTAAATGTTTCGTCAAACTGATAGGGGCTTGTTACTTCAAGGTAGCCGTATTAACGTATACTCGGCATTTTACTTGCGCCAGCCATCTGTTGTTGAATAATATCTTCATTACTCATAGATGTTTTTTGCATGTTTTTAGACCGACTCATTAAACCACCATCATAAGCACGTTCAGCTTCATCCATCATAACTTGAAGGTTGTCAGCACCTATTTGATCTGTGGCCTTTCTGGTCATCACAAACTCACCGTCAGATAATCTAGCGGGTATTGAATCTGATACACCAGTTCCGGGGCCTTCAACTTCTCCAGCCCCAGAAAACTCAGAAACAGTTACTACAACTTTATTTATAATAGAATTAAGTTGTGGGTCTGCTTCTAAAGCATTCTTTAAATATTCTTGTTCTGTTGGTTCAAGTGTTTCATTCATTACATATGTAATATACTCTTGCTCCATTTCTTGATCTGGGAGCTGAGAAGCTTGAACTTCTTCCATTTCTTCAGGGGGTATATTAGGATAAGTATCTACAGGCATCCCTTCTGGAGGAACCAACATAGAGCCACCCTCATTCATTTTAACCATATTAAGTTTATTACGCGCAGCTTCCATTAAACCACCCTTTTGTTTTTTAGCTCTTGAAGACGCATAAGCAATAGAAAGTGCTTGATCTCTAGAGGTAACATTAGAGCCATTACTAGATTTTAATCTTCCATCTTTAAACTCTTGCATGACAGTTTTAAATTTATCTTTATCCACAGTACCACCAGTGTTCCTAAATCTACGTGCTGTTGTTGCAGCCTGTTTAGGTTGCTTAGAAAATTGTTTGCCTTTCTTTGTATCTTCTCTTTTCTTTTTAGTGCTTGCAGCATATTCAGAACTGGACATAGCTTTAATAGCTTTCTTAGGTAAATACCTTTCGCCTGTAGCTTCAGATCCTTGAGTAGAAGGTTTACCGCTTTTAGTAGTCCACTCTTGGTCTGTCCAATCTTTTAAAGACTGCTGAGACTTTTTCATTTACTTGTAACCACCGCCCTTGGCTTTATATTCTTTTGCAAGCATCTGAGCTTTACGCGCTGACCACTGACCGGGTTTACCACCTTTGCCAGCACCTTTAATTTTATTAAAAAGATTCTTACGCATAGTAGGCTTAGTATAATTACCAGCCTCATTAACTCTAGATTTCTTGGTAGTCATTTACGTTATCCTTCAATCTCTCTAGACGTTCCAGAGAACTCACTCTCCCCTGACTGCGGTACACCTCCAATTCCGATGTTGCCACCGCCAGTACCCGTAACTCCGACATCTTGGCCTTCTGGAGGTACTCCTTCAGGGCCTCCCATGTTTCCGGGTTGTTGATTATTGGCTTGAGCTTCCTGACTAGGGCCTTGTCTAGCATTTTGTAATCCTATGATTTTAGCTATCACAGCTGCTTCTTCTGGATCATTCAACAATTCATCTGGATCAAGTTCCAAAGAATAAGCCAGTTCGCTGATAAGCTTGTTGATTTTAATAAAAGGTGCAATAGAAGGATTTTGTGCTGTTTGTAGGAACATTGTCAAGCGTTGACTACGTACTTCTTTCTGCATCAGACTATTAGTGCCTGTAGCTTTTACTTCTAGATCTCCCTCTATATTAAGCTTTTTTTCTAAGAATTGCATATTCCACTGATAGTAAGCTTCCCCAAGAGGACGCAGGAGAAAATCATCAAGATTTTTTATTACTGTTTTAATATTAAGAGAGGCAGCACCTAAAAGCATCGACATGCCAGAAGCGGTACGGGTCATACTTTGAACACCCGTTTGACCATGTGAGTAGCTTGGTATTCCTGTTTGTTCATCTGCAAGCTGACGAAAACGATCAAACATCATCATATTTTCATTTGATGTATTAGGAAACTTTACTCCATTAATAGCTTGCCCCGGTACACCTGCTTGGCGTTTAAATATTTTACCGGGAAAAATTTCCATGCTTTGACCGCCTACAAGAGCAGACTCATCTACATCAAAAACCAAAGAACCTGACAATGCTAAGTTGTCTATAGCCATCCTTGCATGACCATTCATAATCTTTTGAGAGTCATCCATATTCTCAGCTACACCTATACCAAAAAAACTATAAGGGTTTCTTTCATATGGAAAAGCATTATAAGGAATTCGATAGGGTTTAAATGGATTTACTACTGCCCTTAAAATATTACCATTACAAAGCCAAGCATTAATCTGTAGCTCATCTAGTTCATCAGTGCCTTCTGGAAGTTCTATTCCTGATTCTTTAGCATACTCAGAATCCATGATGCCCCAATATTCAATTACTTCGTATTGACCAGCTCCATACTCTTCTGTTCGTGCATCGTCTTTAAGTTCATGCTCATAGTGATCAGGTTCATAGTTAGGCCCCATACGTAGAGCAGTACGAATAGCTTCTTTATCAAAGTAAGGCATACGGGCTAAAGCACGTACTTGAGATCGATTCATCTTGTGACGATGAAAAGCATACTCACACTCATCCATATTGGTAGCATTTGGATCAGGGAAGAAATCCCATACACTTACAAACTCAATACGGGGGACACGCACATCTACAGGATTGTATTCTCGCTCTCCTTCTTCGTTTTCTTGCCAACGATTTAGGGTTTTATTAAAGTTAAATGGGCCTTTAACAATTCCTGTTCCAAACATAGCACACTCAAATAAAGCATTTCGTATTTCACTAGATCCTTTTGACTCTTCTATTTGATCATGGATAATTTTTTCCATGCGTCTAGCAGCTTCTGTTGCTGGTTTAGTTTGATAAAACTCAGGTATTGCTGTAGCACCATCTGTTAACGAATCTTTTAGAATAGCATCAATATCTTCAGTATTACCTTTGTTGTAGGTTTCCCCGGCATTTAAAACGTCTTTATCGTCACCTGCATACCCAACATTATAGGGGTTTGATTGTTCAGGCTCCGGGGAAGGCAGACTAGTTTCAATGCTTGGAACAGGGTTCTGCACATCAAGATGAGCATACTCGGCTACACCTTCTGGCATCTTTGTTTCAGATATTCCAATAGGGAGCTTATTGGAACCAAAGACTACATCAACTAGCTGACCAAAAGCGGCAAGAACTTTAGTCTTAGTTACTTTTACAAATACTCTAGATTTTTCTGATTCTCTAAATTTATAGTGTTTGGCATAAAGACCACGATAATTATGATAAGCATTAATCCATCGCTTCTCATCATGATCTCTAGCCATCTTAGCTGACAGATAACGATCTGTAATAATACCTACAAACTGATTGTGAATAACATTCTCAAGGTCAATAGTTTTACCTTGTTCACCTTCCACATCTTGAAAGTAGACACTATTTGCGCTTTCTGTTTTTAAGCTTTCGTCAGCCATACTATTACCTAGAATCTTTTTATAAATGTTAAAGAACGATTATTATTGTTCTGTTTATATTGTATCTCCGTATTTTTACTAGGACGATAGCTTCCAAATACAGAATTATTCTTAGTATTTAAATCTCTAGAAGCTCCTATATTAAATTTATTATTCGGAGATGCCATATTAACTTGTACTGATCTATTTAAATTTTTCTTATTACCAGAAATAGCAGATGAAATATTTGTATTTATATCACCTATACTTTTAAAGCTTTTAGAAAA